TGAGAGCAACACAATAGAAGTTCTTTCGGATACGGCACAAATTATGGCAGACATCTTTGCTTTGGTAGACAACAACAATCAATCCGATGGTGACTTTGAGTTGAGCATAAACGGAAACGCATCACCATTCTATGATTCAAAAACTGACATACTTGCTGGATATGCAATCAACTTCCAAGTTCTCACTCCTTATCTCACTAATAGTTGCGTTGTACCTGTGTAGTGTTGTGTGGGCGATGTTCAATTTTGAAGAACATCCAAAGCCAAAAACACTATTGAAGGTAGAATTGCACGAAAGAATTGTGGAAAGGGAAAAAATCAAACGAAGCGTTCTAATCAAATATCTCAACCACTTGGATACAATCTACCTTGATACCTTCAAAAGTTCGTCAGAAGGTCTGAAACAAGCAATTGAGATACATCGTACACTTGACACAACTCTATGAAGAAAAACAATGTTCTCAAAATTGACAAGCCCTTTGAAGAAACGAAGGTTCTATTGATTTCAGATTTGCATTGGGACAATCCAAAGTGTGACCGGGTAACTCTAAAACGACATCTTGATTTGGCACTCGCTGGGAACAATGACATCTTAATCAACGGTGATTTATTTTGTTTGATGCAAGGTGCGTATGATCCACGAAAGAGCAAGTCAGACATCCGACCTGAACACAATGTTGCAAACTACTTTGATGCCATTATTGAAACTGCGGTCGAATGGTTCACGCCCTATGCTCACAACATTAAGCTGATTGGATATGGCAACCACGAAACTAACATTCTCAAACGCCAAGAAACCGACATCATTGAAAGGTTTGTCACTTTGTTAAACTACAAAACGGGAAGTGATATTCAAGTGGGTGGGTATGGTGGATGGATTCGGTACACCTTTGAGCAATACGGCAAAAGTTGTATGTATACAATGAAGTATATGCACGGATTCGGTGGTGGTGGTGCGGTCACTCGTGGAACAATTCAACACAATCGAATGAGTGTGAATGTGGAGAATGCCGATGCCATTTGGATGGGTCACGTTCACGAGGACTATGAGCTTACTTACACGGTTGAAACCTTGTCAATCAGGGGAACTGTCTATTTGCGTGACATCTTGATGATTCGTACATCGGCATATAAAGAAGAATACGGAGATGGTTCAAAGGGATGGCACATCGAAAGAGGTGCATCGCCAAAGCCAATCGGAGGTCGTTGGCTTGTGATGAATCCAGTTCGTGAAGAAGACCATCGCAAGGTCATTGCCTACACTCACAAAACAATCTAAAGGTTAAAAAAACGCAAACGAATATGATCTTAAAAGTACAAATTGTTCACGAGCAAAAGAACGACAATTGGATGGGTTTGGTCGAAGGAGAATCGGACATCGTTGAAATCGTTGAAGACGGTGCAATTGATTCTGCACAAATTGTCGGAGTGAGTGCTTATCACGAGTATTGCATTGTTTATATGCTCGGTGGTCACTCGTTTATACTGGAAGAAGAATATGATATATTTGTAAAGAGATGGATGCAGTCAACCCGAAACACTATAAACAAGGATTAATTGAGTGCATTGATGCGATTGATTCAGCAACCACCAATAAAAAAGGAATCATCGCAGTTTGCACCGGTAACATAATCAAATACATTTGGAGGTGCGAAGATAAAAATGGACTTGAAGATTTGTACAAAGCGAAGTGGTATCTTGACAAGCTCATTGAAACCAAAGAAAAACAATCGCCTAAAAGTGCTACTTTGTAAAATGTGGTTCTTGTTGTTTCTCATTCCTTTGACCAGTAATGGACAAGTGTTGATTGATACTTGTGTAATCCAAGAAGCAAACCACTATTTGGTAAAGGGTGCAATTGCAAGAAGGCAAGTCACAATTCTTCGCAAAATTGTGAAATCCGATTCCGTCATTATTTCTGAGCAAGATTCCATCATTGTCAAGCAAAAGACAAACATCGGATATCTGAAGGATGACAACAATGCCCTTGTGAAGCGAAATAAAGCCATCTCACGCACTTTAATCAGTTACAAGATGCTGAGTGTAGTCCTAACTATTTTAAGCGTTGCAATGTGGCTCAAATAGATTTATCCAAATTACCCGATGCACTTGATACTTATTTAGGGGATGCATCTCAAGGTTCACTACTTCAGCAGATCATCGTTGAATGGTGGAACAAAAAGGTGATTCCGCCGATTTGGGCGAATCTTGATGCCAATGGAACAAACGCATCATCAAAACTCCGACAATCTTTTGCACCTGGTACTATCACCAAGTCACCCACATCAATCAACACCATTCTTTTGGCTGAGGATTATTGGGAGTTTATCGAATACGGAAGGAAGCCAACACGAGGAGGACATATTGAAGGCACTCCGTACTTGTGGCAATCGTTAAAAACTTGGATCAGTCAAAAAGGTATCAAACCGGCTGAAGGTCAAACATACGATTCACTTGCCAAAGCAATTGCCAAGAAGATTCACCGCAGCGGAACAAAGGCACAACCATTCTTGGAAAAGGCATTCACAGAAAGCATCCAAATGGAATTGGTCAACCAGTTGAACGCTCGTTTTGGGGATTTGATATTCTCTGAAGACATAAAAATCTAATTAAAAGTAAATTTTATTTGCATTATTGAATTGTTTATTTTACTTTTGTGCCGTTATGGATTACGCAAAAGCAATTGAAACAATCAAACTGAAACGAAGACAAGGTCTTTTTCAGATTGTCGCACGGAAGACCGGAGTGTCACTTCCAACTGTCAGAAAGTATTTAGTCGATGGGAACATCGTTTCTCCAAAAGCAAAAGCCGTCATTGAGATTGCATTGAGGGAGGTCAACAATGATTGAGTTGGCAATCAATGGATGGATTCTGACTGTGAAAGGTCGTATCTGCGAAGAGAAGTATGTCTACACAATTGAGGCAGTTGACAATTGGCTTATCGCAAACCACATTGAAGAACTTGAGGATTATGTCAATTCAACCACCAGCGGATTTGGTGATTGTTGTATCAAAGAATTTGACGGCATCAACTCGGAAGCATTCTTCAATGCTGAACCAACTAAATTTCAGGTTCTATTTATGATAGGACAAAGAACTAACTTTTTCTAAAAACAAAACTCTATGAATAAAAGCGAATCAATCAAGAACATTGCTGGTGCATTGGTAAAATTCCAAGCATCGGTGAGCAAGGTATCAAAGGAAGCAAACAATCCTTTCTTCAAAAAGAAGTATGCAAGTTTAGCGAACATACTGGACACCATCCAAAAGCCATTAAGCGAATGCGGATTGGCAATCACACAATTCCCCGATGGGAACGCACTCACGACATTAATCATTCACGCTGAATCAGGCGAATGGATGGAATCATCCTATGTGATGCCGGTTGCAAAGCAGAACGATCCACAAGCAATGGGAAGTGCAATCACCTATGCTCGGAGATACGCACTCGGTTCAATCCTAAATCTGAACATTGACGATGACGATGACGGAGAGAACGCAATGGGAAGGCAGTCAGCACCAAAGCGAGATGAACTCACACCCAAGCACCCAAGTTGGGCAAAAGCCGTTGAGCATTTGAAGACGGGTGGATTGATGACTGACATCACCACCAAGTTTGAAGTATCTCCAGTCAATCAGAAACTTTTAATTGGCGAGAAATGAAACTTCAACTTCCAACTATTCACACTAATTTGAACGAAGACGATTGGCATCAATTGAGAAGTTCTCGTTTCACGGCATCTGAAATCCACAAACTGATGGGTACTCCGAAAAACAAATCGGAGTATCTCTCGGAAACTGCAAAGACATTTATCTTTGAGAAGGCAGCGGAATACTTAACCGGACAAAAGGCAGAGATGTATGGTCGTGCTTTGGATTGGGGCAAGGAACACGAGAAAGAAGCGTTCCACTACTTCTCTCAGCAGACCGATGATTTCTACACATACTACGGTGCAGAAACATACACCTTCATCACCTATGGAGAATGGGGTGGGTATTCACCTGATGCACTTGGCACACACCTGGTCGAAATCAAATGTCCGTTCAATAGCGGAAACCATCTTCAGAACTCATTCATCACCAACAACGAACAACTCAAATCTAAACGCCCGGAATACTATTGGCAAGTTCAAATGGGTATGGTTGCAACGGAGATGACTGAGGCGTTGTTCTTATCGTATGACCCAAGAATGCCCATCGGCAAGAAGCTCACACAAACCTTGATCACTTTGGAAGATGACATCCAAGAAATCATTGACGAGAAGTTGGCATCGGCTGGAGAACTATTTTTGTCAATCACTAAATAAATCGTTCGTTCACCAACTCTACTATAAAATAAATTTGTTATTATGAAAGTTAATTTGTTATTTTGATTTATGGATTTGATATTCTTAATCGTAATCACACCCATCACCATTGCAGTGATGTTCGTGTACTGGAAGTTGAAACAATACTTCAATGACTTTGACAAATTGCCTGAGGCATCACCGTATGAATTTGAACGGGACAACTACATCCCCGAATTTGATACCTACACGAAGGCAATCTATAAACACAAATTTTACAAAGGAAAAAGCAAATGATACAAAACTACTTAATAATCGGAATGGCAATCTTGTTTGCCATCACCCTTCTCCAGTTGCACAAAACATCTGAACGAGAAGATGAGCTACTTGAAAAAATCTCAAACAAAAATCGTTTGATTTGGGACTATGAAACCGAACTACTTGAGATCAGGTCAAAGATTGCGGAAGCGAATGACCGTGCGAAAACTTGGGAACTACAAGCAAACTTTCTAAAAGAACTAAACGATGACAAAAATCAAAGCACTCGTGGTAAGAGCGTCAATAAATAACATCATCAAGTGGCGTGTATACTTCGCTGGAGAACTTCTTGCAACTTTTGAGAATGAGACGGATGCCATCTATTACGCCAACTTTATAGATCGACAATGAGCGAACGATATGCATTGATTTGGGCGATTGCCATCCTTCGTGATGACTACCAATATACTTGGTTGACGATCTCCAGGAAGATGGGACATTCACAAACTAAGGTGATGCACTTGTACAACCAAGCTAAGCCACACTATAACTTATTATTTCAACCAAAGTGATATGAACATAAAACAGATTGTTTACTACTTGTTGCAACACAAACCCGAAACAAGGGATTGCGACATCAAACTGATGGCGATTATTTATCGTAGATTATGTGAAGGCAAGGATTTTTTCACGGAGTTTGAAGCAAAGCGATTGCCATCACCGGAAACGATAAGGAGGTGGAGATGTAAGCACCAGGAAGAGAACGAGGAGTTGCGTGGTATAAGTTACGGAGCAAGGCATAAATCACAAATAAAAGTGAAACGAGGATTAGGATATTCAATTTAATGTAGTATATTGCGGAGGTATTTAAGTTGTGTACGAGACAACTATCATCAGACCTTTACTCCTGGCAAATGTTCAACTCGTACTTGGGCATTTGTTCAGGGGTTTTTTTATGAGAAAAAAATGAATTTAAGCCAATTAGTTGATGTAATAAGCAAAAAAACTTATCACAAAATAGGTGATTTTAATATACGATGGAGTGAATATAAAGGCAGATTTTTTGTTTATTTTCTGATGTATGAAGATAAAATAATTTACATAGGTCACACACGAAGTTTATATGAAAGAATTGTTTGCCACAAACAGAGTTTTGAATTTGATAGATTCGATTTAATTGAATACGATACTTATGATGAAAGTTTAAGCGAGGAACGATCTTGGATAAAATATCATCAGCCAATTTTTAATATAAAATCAAAAAACTGATGGAAAATATAGGACAAATAGTCAGAAGTAAAAAAACGGGGAAGAGTAGATACACTCCCATCAACAATGATATCTTGCAAAGCTCACAATTGACTTGTGAGGAAAAAACAATCTTGATCTATCTATTATCGTTGCCTGAAGATTGGGTTGTCTATAAGACCGTTATATGGCAAAAAATGAACATAGGCAGAAACCGATTCAATACCCATTGGAAAGGATTGGTCGATAAAGGGTATATCGTTTCAGTTCGTGTGATTGATACGACCACCAATCTTGTGCGTGGATGGAATCATATTGTCTACGAAGAACCAGTACTTACCGAATCTCGAATTGACCAACCTTCGGACTTACCGAATCTCGGACTGTCCGAAAAGCAGGGTATATATAAAGAAGATATTCTACAAAAGAATAATACTACAAAAGAAAGAGAGGGTAACAAAGAAAAACTCACACCAACGGAACAAGAATGTATTGATGAATTTATACTAAAAGGTAGATCAATCAGCGAAGGCGTGGCGTTTTTCAATTATTGGGAATCAATGAATTGGACAAGGAAAGCCGGAAAGATTCAGAAATGGAAAATGGCAGTCGTGAGTTGGATTGAAAAATCAAAAACTTTTAACAAAGAAATTGAAACATCTCCACAAATTATTAACCGCAAAGTATTTTCTTTGAAAGATTATGACGCAAGAACTTGAAGATTACATAATCGGTCAATTACTATTCTACGACCAAACTCGTGCAATGTTGCCGAGAATAAAATCGCAATGGTTTGAAGACAATCTAAACAAACGCATTGTGGAATCAATGTTGGAGATGTATATTAACAACGATGAGATTGATGTGCTGACATTAGGCAAGAAGTTCACTCGTGCTGAGATGGTGACAATCGTCAAACTCACGCAGAATGTCTATGGGATGCCAAACATCAGCAGTCACCTTCCAGCACTTGAACACAAGTACCTAAAGAAACAATTTATTGAGAACATCACCAACTTGGATTTGACTTCGGACTTGAAAGAGATTCTCACCAATGTTCAGACAATGGTCGACAACACCAAGTTCACGACCATCAATGATCCGGTTCAAATTTCATCAGTTACCAACAAGACAGTTGATGCTATTATTGAGGCGGTGCAAAGAGGTGACAAGCTCACGGGAAGACCAACGGGATGGGCAGGACTTGACCGAGTATTGGGCGGATGGAACAATGGCGATTTGATTGTAATGGCTGCACGACCTGGTCAAGGTAAAA